AGCCCTTTATCAGTTATTTTAAGTATAGAATTATTTTTCTCAACAAATCCATCTTTGATAACTTCGGTTACTGCTTCTCGCGGTGTTTCTTCGCGAAACATAACAGATAAAATTGCACCTAATCTTCTATTTTGTTTTTTAGATAATCCCATTAGACCTCATACCAATCTTCGTTTTTAAATAATAATGCTTCAGCTTTACGGCGGCGAATCAAACCATCCAAAACTACGCCGCCAGCTTTGTTCCATCTTTTTATTTGATTTGGCACTTCATCGTACTCTGAATTATTTAATTTTTTTAGCAAGGTTGATGTTCTTAGCGAACCGCCACCTAGATTAAATACCCAGCATACTAATGCGTCAAACTGATTTTGCTCTAAAGGCACTTCAACTAAGTCATTGACGTATCCTTCATACTTTGGCATTTCGTGGCTTAAAAGGGCTTCTGCTTCGCTCTTAGTGATCTTCATTCCCTCTGTGACTCCGTGTGTTGAACCATATCCGATAGTCCATACACTCGCCGCACATTGATAAGATTCACAGATGCCATCTTTTTCTGGACACCCTTCAAACTTTTTTATAAGCGATAAGCCCTCTGCACTGATTTGCATATTAGTAAGCGCCCCATACTTTTGTTTTTGTGCCACCCCAGTATTCCACCGCCAAACCAGCATCAATAAGTTTTTGATTAATTGATTCACCCGCTGGATTATACAGAACACCTAGTATTCTGCCGTACTTTCCCTTACCCAATGAATGCAGTACAAATCCTTCGTAGCACAATTCTTTGAGCAGTTCTTTTGCTTCCAGACCTAACTTCTTTTCTTCTAGGTCGCGGGTACGACTTTCTGGCGTATCTATACCAGCCAACCTTACTCTTTGCTTGCGAAGCATGACATCAAAGCCTAGCTTTAAATGTACATCTATGGTGTCACCATCTACCACACGGTCTAAATCACAGTTATAGACGTAAGGTTTTGGGTCTGACAATATTGTTTCTGCCATGTTATTTTCCTTTTGTTTTTGGCGCTTGCATTTTTGCTTTGCCAATATTTAAAGCAAGCACCTCAATCACCTTGTAAAATTTACCTATTAGTTGATCATCTTTTGGCGTTTTAGTTACTGCCGCAATAAAGCTCGCCGCACAGACGATTGAAGTTACTATTGATATTATTGTTGTTAGCCATTCAAGCATTTTCATTCTCCAAGTTAGTGATAATCAATTAATCATCGTTATCGCTATCTAGCTTTGAATCGTAATCGCGGTAGTAAGACACTATAGCGAGAATATTCTTAGTATATCGCTTAATCTCTGCCATATTCAATGACAGGTTTTGATATTGTTGAGTTGTGAGTGCGTAGTACGGTATCTGTGGTGCTTTACCTTCACTAACTAACTCAAGATATTCTTCCATTAGTTCTGGCGTTAAAACCTCAAATTCTACATTAAGCATACTCATTTCTGATGGTAATGGTGGATGCCACATTGGTGGTCGCTCTTGAATTGTTTTAATCTCAATCGGCACTACTGGCTCATCTTGAAAGAATGGGAAATAGGAACAGCCCGTTATTAATAGGCTAATTGGCAGTATTAGGTACTTCATCTGCTTCATCAAATTGGTTTGGATTTGTAAGAGTTGTTAGATCATTCATAACTCTTTTAGTACCTTTGTTGACTCTATTTTCAATTAGCTTTGGTTTATTGAGTGCCAAATCATTAAGGTCATGCCTAGCAAACTTACTACTAAGCTCTTTTGCTTCACGCAATGCGTCATTGTATTGATTAGCAAGGTCATTCATCTTATTTGCTACCTCAGTTTGTTTTTCTAGGTAATTATCAATTGAATCGTTTTGCTCTGTTATCTTTGATTCCAAGACTACCTGATTGCCCTTCAGTACACCAATCTGCTCATTCAAATTTTTAATAATAAATCCTGACCCCGTGACAGCGACAAGTAGTAATGCCCCTAATACAAATGAAATTTTATAACCCATGTGAGTAGACCTTCAAAGCGTTTGCTTTGCCTTTTACTTTTATTTGTTTTACCAAGTCTAGCTTAATTTTGCTCATTTTGGCAGTTGTTTCACCAATTAACAAATCCCTACCTACATCTTTGCTCGCACTCTCTAGCCGAGCGGCGGTGTTTACCGCATCACCTATAGCAGTATAGTCAAATCTAGTATTACTGCCCATATTCCCTATTACAGCTTCGCCTGTGTTGATTCCTATGCCTATCGCTACGGGTGGTAAGCCTTCTTTTTTGAATTCATCATTTAATATCTTCATGTTTTCCATTATTTGAAACGCGGCATCAATCGCTTTATTCTCATGGTCATCTTGATCCAGAGGCGCATTGAAGATAGCCATCATTGCATCACCAATATATTTATCCACCATTCCACCATGCTGTTGAACAGCAGATTGTTGAGCAGTCAACGCTTTATTCATTATGTATGTTACTTGTTCAGGCGGTAGAGATTCAGACATTGCCGTAAAGCCACGAACATCAGTGAATAAGAATGTAGCATATCTTTTTTCTCCACCCAGTTTCAATAAACTAGGGTCTTTTTGTAAACGTTTAACTTGTCGTGGGTCTAAGTAATGTTCAAACTGTTTTTTAATTTGTTGACGTAACTTATATTGCTCTCTAAATCTAAGATAAAAAGCCGTAGAACCTGTAATAAATTGTGATATTAAAGACCAAGTTACATCAATCAATATGCCTTGTTGTACAATATAAACGCCATACACTGAGGTCAATATCATCACACCAGCGGCTATAATACCTAACGTCATACCCAAACTGTTAATAAAGACCCATATTAGAAGAATAGAAATCAAGAAAATGATAACTTCTATGCCAAAAGCGTAGTCAGGTATTTGTGGACTATTCTGAATCAAGATGCTTTCAGCTAGTGCGGCTTGTATTTTATGTGGCTCTAATAGACCTATTGGTGTAGCTAGTTGCGGCATTACCCCGCCAGCAGTAACGCCAATAAATACGAACGTGCCTTCTACATCCATTTTTTCTAATGTAGTTTGAGGCGTATCTACCCAGCTAACCCACTTGCGTCCTAAAGAATCTACAGGCACAGGCGGCAGACCTTGAACTATTATTTCTTCAATACCATTCTCATTGGTCTTTATTATATAGGTACTAGAGTCTAGCAAGACCTTTAAAACCTCAGTACCATAAGCAGAAACCCAGCCGTCAGGTGTCCTCATTAGTAACGGTAAACGCCTAATTAAACCATCTACGTCTGATTGTGCTACCGCAATGCCAGTATTAGATACCTCAGTTAGTATTGAAATGTTATTGAGTACCCCCTGTGCTTCATAGCCACCTATATCATAACCCATTATTACTGTGCCTGTAGTCTTGGGATATTGGTTATTATTGGTTTCAAATAAAGTCAATACTGACGGCGCGTAGCTTAGAGCTTCAGCGAACTCTGCATCGCCACCTGATCTATCAGGATGTGGAAAAGCAATACCCCATCCCACGCCTATAGCGCCAGCTTCTAGTAGTTGTATTTGAATTTCTGCTAATCTTTGTCTAGGAAACGGATAACCGCCTTCTTTATCTACATCTTCTTCAGTTATGTTAAGAATTGTGAAGTTGCCACTCGCTTGTTGCTCACTAACAAGAGCATCAAAGGTTTTGAGTTTTAATACTTCATAGGGCATCACCTGATAGACCAGAGGTGCGCCTAATAAAATAACCAAAAATAAAAGTATAAATCTCTTAGCCAAACTGACTTACCTTATTGCTTTAAAACCAGTCTAGCTTAAACAAATATAAATAAATATAAAAAAGTGATGATAATGTTTGCAATAACAATCATATTACATTATACTTATCTTAACTTAAATAAATTAAATAATAAAAAAGAGAGAATAAAATGTCAAAAAAACTAACCGTAAGCCTTCTAGGAATTCAATTAATGTACAAGTGGAATTTTAATAAAGCATTCCCAGAAACATTAGCTTTTGTAGATGCTCTTAAAGAAAT